CTTTGGTTTGATGTTTCTTCATTATAGAGGGCTGTTTTTCCCCACTTTTTTTAGGGACAAATTTGATTAAAAAGGCCACCCCCGAAGGGATGACCGTTGTGTTTATCTTTTATTATTTTCTTTGTTTTGGGAATTAACACCGCCAGCAATTTGAGGCATCATTTTAACAATCTCTTTACGAGTCTGTCTTGATACATCGCCTTGCACGTTAATGTTAAATGTAGATTGTTGACTACTTTGATTGTTGCCACTGTTACGAACTGCGTTCTTAGACATAACAACTTCACCCGGCATTAACATCGTAGGGACAGAGTCTTTTCCTACCTGTGAGAAAGGAGTAGAAGGAACAACACCACCTTGAGAGAATCCGGGGAATCCGAAGAATGAGCTACCTAGTTTAAGAGCAGTACCTAATAGGTCACTGCCACCACCACCTCCGCTAGCTCCTCCGAAGAGTCCGCCGAGGCTACTAAATAATCCACTGAAAGTTCCACCAAGTCCTTCAAATATCCCACCCAGTGAACCAGTTAGTCCATTGAATATTCCACCAAAGCTGTCAGTTATAGTACCAAACTTATCACCTAGTCCTCCTAGGAATTCATTAAATACACCACCAAATGGTTCAGCCGCTTTCTTAGAACCGTCCTCTACAGATTTGTCCTTTTTCTTCCCACTAAATAGTCCTGACAAGAATCCACCTGCCTCTTCACCGCTTTTGTCGCCTGTTTTAAACAAGCCACTAAACAAGTCTTCGAACATGTTGTCTAAACCTGCAGTTTGAAATAAAGCGTCTGTGAATGAATCAACTACAGTGTCAATTATATCCATGCTTAAGCTATCTAGGAAAGGTTTAAAAGCATCCTCTAAAGAAGAAATTTCACCAGTTAAGAAAGAAGTAGTTGAGCCTTTGAAAGCATCTCTAACACTATCTGCACTGCTCTGTGCCTTTTCGGTTATACCGTTAAGCAATCTCTCTTGTTGTTTAATTTTCTCGAGTATATCGTCTCTCTCGTCAATTTCATCAACACGAAGTCTTCCTAATTCTCTTTCTAGAGAGGCTATATTCATACCTATAGACAAGGCTTCTCTACTATCATTAATTAAGTCAGGGTTAACCCCTTGTCTTTCGAGACCAGCCCTTGCTGAGTTTATAGTACCCGCCATAAGCTGTCGGTTAATAGCGTCTTCAGCTTCTTTTATTAAACGCAATTGTTCGGCGCGTTCTACAGTATTGTCAACAGACAGCTTATTAAGTGCTTTCTGAGCTTTACTAATGTCGTCTATAGACTTTCTTATTTTAGTATTAGCACCAACACCTAGCGACGCAATCTCGTTAAATGTTAAACCTGTCTCCTGTTGAATTTCTTCAAAGTCACTTAAGAAACCGGTCCGTATGCTATCCCCAAAGTTTCCGAGAACATCATCAATAGCTGATTGTAGCATAGAGATAAGTTTGTCACGCCCACCGACGTCATTTCCAAAGTCACCAAGACCTAAAGACACGAGGTCTCCGGGGCTAGTGTTCTTAAGCAACTCAATTTGAGAAGCCATTAGTGCCACTTGCTTTTGGGTATCTGGCTCAATTCTAAAGAATTTATCTAAATCGATGTTTTCTATTTGAGACATGTTTGCAACAGAAGCTAATAAGTTAGGAAGCTCTGCATCAGTGATATCGACTGAATCTAAGAAGCTTACATATAACTCAATCTCTTTAGTTAGCTTGCTTATATTGTCCTTTGTGTTAAAGTAACGCTGACGCGCCGCCTCATCTAAAGTACCTTCTGCTCTTTCAATCTCTTCCAAGATTTTCTTTTCTCTGACTAATTCCAGAATTGCTTTATTTATCTCTTCTGGTTTAAGAGAAGTAGTAGCACCACCTTGTCGGTTTCCAATCATAGCTCCAAAGTTTAAAGTTTCAAGACCTTTGCCAAATATATTTTTGTCAAAACCTCTGAAATCTTCTGTACCAGTAGTTATGCCTTTGGCAATTAACTCCGCTAGTCTTGTGTCAATACCTAGTGCGTCAAGTTGGTCTGTTATGTAAGTAAAGGAAGTAGCTTCAATACCTGTTTTAATAGAGTCTCTAACTTGTCGCTCTAGTTCTAAAGATATTATTCCAAGTTCTTTTCTAGCACTCTCGCCTTTTGCAATAGCCGCATTAATTTCTTCTTCGCTTTCTGCTTGGAAGCGTTCCGATTTAGACTGTTCAAGAAGTTGCTCTTCAACTTTCTGTCTTTCAACTAAGTCAGAAATTATTTTGGTTTCTGATTGATTAATAAAAGCAAACTTATCAGCAATACCTTCGCCAGCTCTACTTAAAGCACTAACAACATTATCTACTTCTCTAATATTAGCAAGTATAAGTTGTTGTCTTCCTTCGTCACCTATTGAAGTTGTTAAGTTCTGAATAGCTTTCTGAGAAGCTGTTAAACTAGTAATACCTAGTTTTTCAAGAACACCTGTTACTCGAAGAATAGAACCAATAAGGTCCCTGTCTTGCTTACGCCCTTCATTAATCGCCCTTAAGAAAGCTTGAGTTAACTGTTCTGAAGGTTCTTCTACACCGAGTGCAACGTCATTTAAAGCGTCAATAAGCACGCTGTCTTGTTGCATAGACATAGGAACAGCTGATGACTGAAACCCGCCTTCAGTAGTAAACAACTGACTGATTATCGCCTTAAATTGTTTAGGGTCATTTAAGTCAGCTTCTTTGACTGCTGTTGAGAAATCAAGCCTTCTTTGTAAGTCAGTAGCTTGCCCACCAAAAGCAACTTTAAATCTATTACCAACTGTTTCAGTTAATATTTTAAAGTCTGCCGAAAGGTTACTAAAGAATCCAGTACTGCTTATACCTACTGAAAGGTTTCTAGTTATTCTTTCTAAGCCAATGCTAACGTCTTTAGCATTGTCAGGAACGTCTTTAGCGCCTTCTCTAACTGCTCTAGTAGTTTCTTCTTGAGCCGCTTTAAGCTCTTGTGCTGTTTGAGCAGATACTTTGCCGAAGCGTAGTCTTTCTGCATTTGCCTTTTCAGTTAAATTGCTAACGGTTTTAACAGAATCAGTAATTGCGAATGCGCTCTTCTGGCTTAAGCCTCCAAAGTCTATTCTTTGTAACCTGTCAACAACTGCTTTATCTAGCCCGCCAGTAGTACGATTTCTTAGCCCACGAGCTTCTCTCTTAGTATCAATACCTACTCTTAAATCATTATCAAAAGTAAGACCAAACTGTCTCTTAACTTTAGTCAAGGTCTTAGTAACCATGCTTAAGAAAGAACCTTCTGTACCGAATATGGCAATGTAACCAAGTGTTGCTGTTGCCGCTACCGCCGCAAATGCCGCCGCAAACGGAGTAAACACTGCGGATACCCCTGCTATTAATGCCAGACCTATGGCTCTAAGCGCACCAAAAGCGATTCCAAGTCCAAGACGTTTACCTATTACTTTAACTGCCGGCTTAAGTGGTTTCCAAAGCATAGAAACTAAACTTGCTACTGTTAATGTGCTGAATAAGTTTTCTGCAGTAAACAAACCTCCCGATACACCGTCTCCAGCACTTTCTGAAGCGTTTGCAAAAGTAGTCATAGCCGCAGAAGCAAGTAAAGCGCCACCCGCTATTCCTATAAATTTACCTTTTGCAGTACCAAGGAAACCTGTTGTGGCAGACAATGCAGACCGACCAAATTTTATCCATTGAGCTGTCATTGTCGTAGTAGTTATTGTATTCTGTACTTGTAAAGCCCTTAAGCTAGTTATTCCAGATATGCTTAATTTCTTGAAAGCAGAAGCGCCCGCTGTATAAATAAGAACAGACCCTCGTGTTATTAATGCTCTCACTCCACTAAAGGTTGCACCCAATGCGGTCAACGCACCTTGGCCCGATAAAAAGGAAGTTGCCATAATACCAGAAAGTATTCCAATAACAGAAGCTAATTCTGCACCTATTAAGTCTCCAAATAATGCTATAGAGGCTGTTGTAGTTACTGCTAACACACCTAAACCTTTTCTAGCACCTAGTTTTCCAAACAGTATGTTTCCAGCAACTCCTTGTGCACTGGTTAAGGCTTGTGAAGAGGCAATAGTAGAGACTATTAGCTTTTTCATAAATGTTCTAAATGTTTTACTAAAGGCAGACAAGCCCACAGCACCATAGAACATAGTTGTTATTAAGCCACCACCCGGTATAAAACTTAGTATCTTTGCCGGAAGACCTAATATAGAGCCTTCTAATTGTTTACCAAATGCTGTACCAATAGAGCTTAGTGTTTGAATAATTGCGTCTACTGCTGAAGGTATTAAGTCTAGAAACGCATCAAAACCAATTGCGAGTGTAGTACCTAAGTTAGCACCTAGTTGATTAAATATACCTGAGTCTACTATAGACTTAGAGAAGTTGCTTGCAATACCTGCAAATAACAGCACAAATGCCGCTGGGCCTATCTTACCAAATGTTTTCTTAAATAGTTCAGGACTTAAGAACTTTGTTACTCCTGCCACTAGCGCCGCACCAAAAGATGCAGATATTACTGGCGAAAGCGTGCCTAAGAATTCAAAAGAACTTCTAAGAGCGCTACCTAAAGCCTCAGAAGCTTTGCTAGCTAAATCTTTAAACTTAGAACTCATGTCTCCGAATTTAATCTTAACATCATCAATAGTAAAGTTAGACCTAAACGCTGATGTGCCGTTCTTAAAACTTTCAAAAACCCCTCTGAACTTCTCAGTGACAGTATCTCCAAAACGAGACACCGCATCAGAAGCCTTACCTAGCCATTCTCTTGCTAAGTAATAAGTTTGTTCCATTGTATCAGTCCACCAAGAGTTTCCGATTACTTTATCGTATACCCAGAAGAACTTTCTTTCAATGAGGTTCAGGAAAGTTTTAATGCTTTTCCAAGCCTGAGAAAGATACTTTGATGCAAATTCTGAAATGTTTTTAAATAGTTGTCTTGCAGATTTCTCTGCTTGTCTTTGTGCTTTTATTATTTTAAGATAGGTAATATAGTCTTGTATAAGACCTTCTCCACCTCTAAGCTGTATATACTTTAGGGCGGCAAACTTTTTACCTTCTTTATAAAGTTCTTTTATATTTTCCGAAGCAAGCTTAGATAAATTAGCTATACGTTCAAAAGTATCGGACTTAAAATCTTTGATAGAGTCAAAGGCTTTTGTTATGGATTTACCCATTCTGTCCATAGCTTTAGTAACGAAACGTGTATCTGTTTTTGCTCCTTTTAGTAAGGCGACTATGCTACCCATACTCTCAGAAGCTCTTTCTAGAATTTCTGGTTTAGCAAAATTAATATCTATTTTGTTGCCAAAATTAACTAAGTCTTTAACATAAAGCACTGCAGTACCTAATACCGCAACTATGCCTTTGATAGTATCGATTACACCTCTAAATATTTTGCCTATAGATTGAACCGAACCTACAACATTAGAAACGATGCTTGTTCTGTTCTTTTCTAATGAATCAGATATTGCGTTTAGTTTCTGTGTAAAAGAACCGGTTATATTTAACCCTGCAGATATCTCTCCAACTACTCGACCAATTTGGTCTTTCATAACAGAGAAAGCCTGTTCAGAGGTGCCTTCCATTGTCTCAAATTCTGCTGACAACTTGTCTGCTTGATTTATAAGTGCGTTAAAAACTACTTCCGTAGTAACTTCACCTTGTTCCGCAAGCTTGCGAAGGGCACCTAATGGTTTCCCCAACTCATCTGCGATAGCTCCCGCTAGTCTAGGTGTTTGTTCTAAAACAGAGTTAAGTTCTTGACCACGCAATTGGCCAGAAGCCAAACCTTGTCCAAGTTGGAATAAAGCCGCACGAGCAGATTCTGCACCACTACCCGAGATAGCAACAGCTTTGTTTACTGATTCAACTGCACGAAGGATTTCTTCGGCTGATTTACCAGAGTCTTTTAGTGCAATACCAAAACGGTTAAATGTTTCAGCAGACCCGCCAATATCGCCGCGAGTTCTCTTAGCAATTCTGAACAAGTCATTCATAGTTTTGTCTAGAGCTTTACCACGACCTGTAACAAGCGCAATTCTGTTCTCTAGATTAACAAGGGAGTCTGAGGCTCTGTTAACGCCTTTTATAACAGCCCCACCTGCTAATGCCGCACCTATGCCTATAGCCATCTTTCTAAATGCGCTAGTAGCTCTTGCGGTTCTTGTCTCAATATTCTTTACAGAGTTCTCTAACTGGCTTAAGTCCCTACGGGCTTGTCGCGAGTCGGAGCGTACTCTAATCTCTACACCACTCATTAGGTGTTTCTCCTTTCGATAAAAAAGCCCCCAACAATTACGCCTCTATATGAGGTATAACCATCGAGGGCTAAAGAATTAATCAAGGCTTCAGCAACCCAATCTTTATTAAAACTTGTTCAATAAAGTATTGAGGTGCTTGTTTACTGTGACCACGGTTTAGGAACTCTATATGCTCTACATCATTATTAATAGTGCCATCTAAGTATCCATCTTTTCCGCGAAATGTTTTGTCTTCCCAACCGGCACGAGCTTCGCCTGTGTCTATTGGTGTTACAACTCTTAGTGTATTGACCGCAAAGTCAACACGTTTTTCTATATCTTTGTTAGCGAGGCGTTGAACTTCACGCTCAACTCTCTGCATTTCTTTTTCAAAGTTAACAATTTTCATTGAAATCTTGTTTGCCATTAGTTACTCCTTTTTGAACATCTCCCAACCAGAGTCGTCACCACCTTTGGCGTTCCTCATCATTTCTAAGAACTTACCTGTTGGTAGTGCATTGCCCTTGGCCTTCTCGGCTTCTGCTCTATCTGCTATAACTTTTAAGGATGGGAATAGGTTTGCACCTTTTTCTTTCACACCGAAAGCATTCATAATCATACTTGTTCGGTGGTCATCTCTCCAACCTACTGGCCTTCTTCTGAAGAACTCTATCCATTTCAAGAACTCTGTATAAGGCATTTCTCCTTGAAGCTGGTATACAGGCATACCTAATGCATAGGCAAGCTCATATATAGACTCTTCAGAGGGTGTTAGTTTCCCGTTTCTTCATCACCTAAACCAGAGAAACCTAGAATTGCTGTTGACAACTCGTTAAGTTCTGCTATAGGAAATGTGTTGAAATCTTCATCTGAGATTTCTTCAGCGCCAATAGTGGCTAATCGAATTACATCACGAAGTAAGCCAAGTTGAGCGTCTTCGCCCTTGGCTTTAGTTGCTTTGTTAACCATCTTCTGAACATCCATAACTTCAGCTACAGATAGTTTTCTAATTTCAACTTCGTCGCCCATGAATGGGACTTTTTTCTTAATTACTTTTCCTACTAAATGTTTCATAACATCTCTCTTTATAATTTATAATTTATCTTTTTCATTAAACAGTTCTGAATTGTTAGCTTGAAAATCGTCAAGCATCTTCCTAACTGTGTGCAATACTGATAGTGTTTCCATAATCTCACGTCCCGCCTTTGACTCATTATCAAAGTCTTTGAATCGTTCAAAAGATTTACGGATACTAATGTCTACGCTTCTCCTCATGTGTCTAAATGTAGTACGCATAACGAAAGCCTTACTAAATGGTTTTTCCATTGTATCTCTCTGATAGGTCGGAGGTCCCTGTTAAGGAACCCCCTTAATTGATATTACAGTGTAGCTGGTCCGAAGAAATCAGATTGTGCTGACAAAGTAACTGTCGCAGTTGTTGCGTCTGTTAACGCAGGGTTAACCAAGATAGCTTCAATTTTTCCTGAGAAATAGAACTCTGTGTTCTCTGGAGTAATTGTTGAATCTGCACCTTCGTCTTCAGTAATAGCAGAACTTGCCATCATGAAGCGGAAGATACAAGGTGTACCGATTAGGTCGTGAATTGCTGACATGTCGCCCGCATTGTAGTTTACAGTAACTTCTAATGAAGGAGCGTCTGCTTGACCTTGAACCTGTGAAGATGTCTTTTGACCGTAAACAGGAACGTTAACGATGTTAGCTGGTGTACCAACTGATGGGAATTCGCGAACTGAAGGCATACGTAGGTGGTCTGCGTCTGCAGTTCCCGGCGTAGAGCCAACAAATAGAGCCGCACATTCTGCCGCTGTGTCTGTGTTTGCTGGGATTGTTCCCTTAAAGATGTCTAAGTATGTGAATACTCCTGCACCCAATGATGAAATATGTGCCATTTTTTATTCTCCGTAATGTGTAAATGGGATTATGTAAGATGCGCTATAAAGCGACTTATTTGAAGGGTCTAAACCCTCCACTGTTAAATATGATGTTCCTAGCTTTGTACCGTTAGATAGTGTTTTATTGTCGAGGATAGTGTCAAGTAAGTTGGCAATAGCCATTAGTCTTCCCTGACCGTCACCAGCCTTAACAAATATTTTTACTGCTACGAGACCTGTAATCTCTTTACTAACTCCATACGCATAGTTTTTACTAGATGATGGAAGTACGTTCATCAAGACGTATTCATTATTAGATTTCTTATTACCTAAGTAGTTTGTAGGATAAGTCTTAATATTGTTTACTGTCCATGCTGATGAACCAAATACTGTTTCAACATCTCTAAGTATTAAGTCATACATTATAAAGTCTCCCTTGCCAATTTCAATGTTATTACAAAGCCATCGTCTTGAAAGTCTGTTATACTGTATACCGAAGTACCTATAGTTATAGTATCGTAACCATCAACAGCAACATTCGATTTCATCAGAGCTTTTGATTGAAAAGCTTCGTCAGAAGATTTGTTGGTTGTTTCTAGAAATACTTTAACTGTTTTACTAGTTGTAGTAGATACTGCTTGCCCTGTGGCAAAGTCATAACTACTTGCGTTTTTGTTGGATAAAGTTCCGGAGACCGCTAAGTCCCCGATAGCCGCAAAAGCCTTATCTACTGCCGCACTAACTTTAGCCTTAAGTGACATTAATTAGACCTCCACCAACTAGCTCCCTGACCTATTGAACCCTTAACAATTAAAGGTTTGATAGACTTGTTTGCTTGAGTTGACTTAATTGGAGTTCTAGTAACGTCATTATTGCTATCTGATATAGAGATTGACCCAACAGAAATACTTTCAAAAGTTTGAGTAGTACCCATTAGTAAATCTTCATTATCAATTAAGTGTAATGCTTGCTCGTAGACAGCCACTTTAACACGACTCGGTATCTCGGATTGAGTAAACGTAACCGACAAACCTAAACGGTTGTCTATATAAGTTGCATTTTTCCGAGGCCAAGCCAAAGCTTGTGAGGAACTAACAGCAGAACCAATCCAAGCGTGGTCATCAACAATCTGTGTTGCTGTAACCAAAGCCTGTTCTCGAATCTCGTCTGTAGCGTTAAACCAGTTAGCACTATCAATACGAGTTTCCAAGTAGCCATCAGCATCTGCAATTTCTACATAGCTGTTCGTATTAAGAACTAGAGCCATTAGTTCCTCCTTTTATTTATGCGTGGAAGATTGGTAAGATGCCTAAGTTTAAGCTATCCATTTTACGTGTGTAAGAACCACCAGCACCAAGAACTGCGTTTGAAGCGAATGCATTTGATGCACCAGCCCAGTCGTAGCCCATTGGATGGTTGATGTAACCCCAACGATACCAAACGTTAGTTGAACCGCCACCTAAGTAAGAAGCCGCCGCGCGGTCTACTTCTACTGGAGTTGGCATGTTGATAGCAGTTGCCGCAACAGAACCCGGCTTAATGATGTATGAACACTTAGTTGAAGAAGCATTTAAGTCTCCAGCAGAAGCTCCAGAAATCATTTGGTTAGCACGAGTCATAACTAGACGGAATTTTCCACCGAATACTGTTGAGAACTCAAGGTTTCCGTCAGTTACACGGTCTTCGTCTACTAGGTTAGCAGCACGCATTTCAGCCATTACTTCTGGTGAAGTTACCATGTACATATAATCTGGTTCGTAGTCTTTGAACGCCGCTCCAACAGAACGGAATAAACGCTCACCACGAGCCGCACCCATTGCAGATGAATCGAATAGTTTACGAGCGTCTGATGAGCCAGTTGCCGC